TTAAACCGCCAGGCTATCGCTTTGCACATCACAAATGATGTGCGTCACGACGCCGGCGACAGTGACATCATCCAAGGCCTCACCTTCAATTGCTTCGCCATCTTCGGTTATCAGCGACTTTCCTCTCAGCGTGGCAAGCTCCGTCCCGCCACCGTGCTGGATCAGAACCTGACTTCCCTGCCTTGGTTTCAGGGAGATATCCAGCACAACGTAACCGCCAGAACGCTCGAACAGAAGCGTGTTCGGCCCGACATTGCAGATCGAGTTGACAGACAGTCGCTGCTCAACGTAATCCGTCGCGGGTGAAGGAAAGCCCATTAGATCACCCTCCCCATGTTGGCCATCATCCACAGCCTGTTTTCGCTATGGTCCGGCGTCTTATCGACGAAATACGTCTGCTCGCGTGCGATCCAGGAGTTCGCCTCCACCTCGGATAAGTGGATGCCGCGCCGGCGCAGCGCGGTAACGAAGTCGCGGGTGTGAAGGTACTGGAACCCCTTGGAACTGCGCAAAATGGACTCGCGAAAAGCCGCGGCGATGTCTGACTGTCGAAGCATGATCTGCCCTCCGATAAACACTGATTTTATATACAGTAGTTTTAACGTAAGAGCAGATCAATAGTGGTTATACCTATCGTTTTCTCACGTAGCGGTAAGTGAGTAACTAATAAGACCTTTCGCATAGGAATTTTCCTAACTTGCACATACTTTTACTATGATAATAATTCGATATATGGTGTATTTTATGGAAAACATCCTGCTTCTTGTTGTTGCAATCGCCCTCCTGACACTGTCTATTATTCTGTTTATCAGATATATACGGAACAAGAAAAATAAATTTACAGGCCCGAGATAAATTCAATCAATAATTGCGCCCTATAGCTTTTGCAATAGGGCGCAGTCATTATCGATACGTCATACCGCGATAAATGGCATCCTTGATCAGGTAACCTCCAGTTGCGGGGTCTGGGTGGATACCGTCAGAAGCAAACCAAGGGTGTATAGAACCATAGGCATAATCTGTCGGGTTTTCGCCGAAGATATACTGCAAATTTATATACGCACAGTTCAGATCTGAGGCTACCTTCTTAGCTCTTGCCGCCATGGACGCCATCGTTACAGGGTTGTCCGTTCGTTCATTCTCACACGGCATGACAAACAGGATATCAGCGCCGGGCAACGTCGCCCGGATACGAGCAATAAATGCGCGCAGGTTAGCTTCAAATGCAGTAGCGCCACCAGTGATCCGCTGGTCGTTTGTACCAGTAAGGATGATAACGGTGTCCAACGCCATCTCAGCGAGAGCCTTTCCGAAATCAGTGGCGTCCATTGACAGCCATGAAGCAAGACTTGAACCAGATGCGCCAAGCTTATGAACGCGCACACCAGAGCCAGTGCCAATCGGCTTTATCCCACATAACGATACCGTGCCAGATACAACCTCAACGTTAATCACATTAGAGGCGTTTACAGTAGCCGGTGGGTTAATATCAACAAACAGCAGTCCGCTACCTTGCACGTTGAGCGTCGTCCATGCCCCTCCATCCCAGTTATATCGAATAACACCGTCACTTGTACCCACAAAGCCCAGCCTACAGCTTGACCACCCGCCGTCCGAGGTGCCGGGGACCGTGGCCTTCAGTGCATCCCCTGGTGTAGAGGACGTAACCACGGCAGTATCAGGACTGGAGTTAGTTGGGTTTTTAGTGCCGCTATAGCTAAATGCCCAGTTACCCGTCCATGTGAACAACGTTTTCAATACGTCTGAACTGCTCGGAGAAAACACGTTACCGTTGATGATGCTATCCGATGTGGCATGTCGGCCAAACGACGTCCACCCAACTCCTGGACCTGCGCCATACTTTGCTCTCAACGCCTTCGCTAATGGCTGTGAAAACCGGTTTGGCTGAGTTGGCCAGGAATCACCAAAGATTCCGATGGTCAGGATAACTGATGCCCCGGATTCAAGCTGGCTAAGTTTCATCCTGGTCACCCTAAGCTGATACTCTCGCTCAATATATTCAGGCACTGAATTTACATTGAAGCTTGAGTTATCAATCAGTGTCGGGTCAAGATATAAACTGTACGCCTGGTACGGCGTTGACTCGCTACCTTTTTCGAACTGAGTAGTATCAAGAACAGTGTTTGCGACGGTCATCCTGACATAAACAGCGCCTGCAGGTATAGTCAGAGTCCTTGGAGTAGTGGGGATGCCAAGCGCATCCTCTCCTGAAATGTACACTTTATTTGCATCGTAAAAAGCAGTCTGATGCGAGTAGCTTTGAGTGTAATTTTGCCCTGCGATTACTGGCATATAATCTGATGCCGAGTATGATGCGTTTGCAATCAAATTACCCGTTGATTTATTTACATAATAACCGGTCGTAACAGCGCTTTTATCAAACAGGTTTTTACCTGGGACAAAAAACGCAGCTTTATCAACTGTGACAGCTTGTTTTTGTATTGAGGCCGTTGATACTACGTTCGAGCTAAGAGGCACAGGATATGGAGAAACTGGACGTCCAGGAACTGAAGGATTTGCTATCGCATTAGCAGTCATGACAAATGCCGCAGCCAACTCTACCAGTCCTGCATTAGCTGTATTCTCGACTCTAATATCAAGACGAACTGCGCCAGAAGGAACGGTTAAAGAAATACTGAGCCTGTTAACTCCAGCTGCCGTGGCATATTGTAGTTGTTGAGTTCCAAGCTGGGTGCCGGACGAATTTCGAAAAACAAACGCAACGCGACCGCCAACGTTGGCATACCATGATGTAACTTTAACGTTAATTACATCCCCAGCAATAATCGCGCAATCTGACAACCAGACTGTTCGAGCCGCGACAGAACCAGCTGAAGGGCCAGCCACAATTGCCGGAAAACCAAGCTTTGAGTTAGTTGATAGAGATGCAGTTAATGTCCCTAACGGAACGTGAGTTTTCCCGCCAATTGTAGGATTAGATAACAGAACCTCGCAGAGGGGATCAAATAATACGTTAAGACCGCTGGCAGCAGAAGCCGCTGCTGACTCTGCTGCTGACTGGGCTTGCTCAACCTCCTGTTGTGCAGGCATGCGACGGCCAGTTGCGGTCAGCGTACCGGCATTATTTATATATTCATCTGCCAGTGAGCTCCCATCAGCACTACGAACATAAGTGGCTGCACCCACTGGTATATTCGCTATATCAGCCTGCGCATCAGTCAGGGTCATATACTGACGGCTGAGAGGGATCAGGTTCTGCCTGGTCTCCTCGACAACTTTGTCCCCTTCCGCCTTAATGCCATCTACGGTGTAGTGCTCACCGCCCAGTCGATCGATATATTTCAGCTCTGTACTGGTGACAACCTTATCCAGCATGGCGCTGGCATAAACTGCGTCCCGGATATCAGTACTTGGTACCGGGTTGTTGGTTGGAGTTGGTAACGGTACTTCTGCCATTGTGCATGTCGCCCTATAAAAGGCGCACGAAGCCCTCAGACATGAATCTGATGGTGTGCGCGAAGGTTGATAATTACTGCTGTGTGTTACGAATAAATCGAGTCTGAATACTCAGTGAGTGAGAGGGTTTGAGTATCGTCACCGTTGGGTTTGGCGCTATCGACGCGCCAGATTGTGGAGTTCAGTTCCGAGTCGGTAGCGATGAAATACCGGCTAGGGTTTTGCACCGTGTTGCGGTCATAAATTTTCAGATCGAAGGTATCGGCTGCTGCCTGAAATGCCTGGGCTTTGCCGCTTACCGGATAAGCTCGCCAGCGACCGCGGTAATTGCCTAGGCTGTCGGTCATCACCACCCACATATCGCCGAGAGAAAAGTCGATACGCTCTGACGTCGAGAACACATCCCCGGAGCGCCCGGTGATGTATCCCGTTTGCTGCGCGTTATCGTACATGTCCGGACACTGAACCACCGTACCGCGCACGACCTGCGTTTCTTCCAGCACTTTCACCGTCATTGTCAGGCGTGAGTAAAGGATTTTCCTCGCTTCAAGCCAGGACCGGTCTGTTGCCTGAGTGGCGTTGCGGCAGCCGTCCAGGCTGATCTGCATCGCGTTCACAGTGGCATCCTCAACCTCAGTGATGCCGCTGCTGTCGATCTGCAGGTAGATGTACGCCTTCTTGTTCGTCAGCGGGTCGACGTAATCCAGCGCCACGCCGTCGTAACCACCGGGGAGAGACATTTGCCAGGCGACTTTGTACTCGTCCCAGAACATGTTTGAGCGCGCAAAAACCGCATCGGGATTTGTCACTTTCTCATCACGCCAGAACGTCAGCACATCGCCGATGTTATTGCCGTCAACGCGGGCCACATTGGCGATCGTCGCTATGCGCTCACCAAGAGGCTGCTTCTCATCCGAGAAGGTGTAATCGAAATACCCAAGCGCCTCATCCGGCAGCGAATCGGCAATGGCATAAAGAGCGGCGACGTCAATGCTGGCCACGTCCTGCTTACCCACAACCACCCATTCGTGAAGGATGGCGTCTGCAAACGAGCGACTCGGCCGCAGCGTGTAATCGACCGCGCCGGTTGTCCGGTCGTAGCTGATGGTATGCCGCTGCGCCAGCATGTTGTACTTCTGCTCACGGTTGCTGTTGCTGTCGTTCGAGCCTTTGATCGTGATGCGGGCAATCGTGTCTTCCGGATACACGACGTTTTCGCGCACGTTCACCGCGTGGATCGCCATCAGCGTCACGACGTTGGCGTCATTGCTGTTGTCGAGGCGCTCGATGGTCACCGCATAGCGCCCTGCCCCGGCAGCCGGGACAAACTTATGCGTTGTGCGGAAATACCGGGTCGTTACCTGGAAGTCGTTATCGAAGAAATAATCGTGCTGCTCAGACGTACCAGGCACCTGATTGTTGTCGTCATCGACCTGCCAGAACTTGATCCGGTATTGCGTTGTGCCGGCTGTCGCGCCGAGCTGGACCAGCACATGCACCCAGACCTGAGTGGAGACGATCGGCGACACTGACGGTCCGATAACCAGAGGGGTCTGATCGTTCAGGGTGAAAAGCGTCGGGTTGATGACTGCATTGCCCGGCAGAGACGTAATTTCTCCCGACAGTTCGCCGATATAGAACGTCGTGTACGACAGCGTGTCGTCGCCAATAAAGCTCTCCGAGGAGATGATATTCCCGGCGCCGGTGACATTCCGTGTGACGCTTGTCCCGCCTTCGTTCCAGGTGGCGTTGATGACAAATGACACGGGGTGTGGCACCGCCAGCGCTGCGAAGTAGGCAAAGTTGTCATCGTTCGACAGCGCAATGGCTTTGAGCTGATTACTCTCGATCGCCACCGATGTCGGCGCAGTCGTGGTAGCTGTCTGGGCCGGGAAGTCCTGGCTTTCATTCAGGCCGGGGACAGTTTCGTTATCGACGTCATCGAACTGATAGCCCACCTCAATCGTGCCGATCACGTCACCCGGGTTATAAATCGCAGAGCTGGCGCCCGCCAGGCTGCCGAGATTCGATTCCGAGTATCGGATCGACGATATGGTGTACCGGCCGTAACCGACTTCAAACCACTCCGTGAGTTGCTTGTTATTGTCGACGAACTCGAACAGCGCTTCCTGAATCAAATCGGGAAACACGCGGCACTGGCCATAAATGTTTGGGCGCCCCTTGTAGAGCCGCGCGCGGTTCGTCTGGCCTGTCAGGTCGTTATTGGGGGATTCGCCTGTCGCCACCGATACTGACGCGCTGGGCTTATTTGACAGGCCGAACACCTTCAGCGCGCCGGAGAGGATTTTCGTGACCGGACGCAATATCGTGGTGATGAGTTTGCCTACCCCGCCCTCTGGCTGGTCGAAAACAGCCACGACGTCACCAGATCGCAGTGGCCGGCTGATATCGTAATCGTCAGGCAGCGCTCGTCCATTCAGTTTCACGATAACATCGCGGTGCAGCTGCAGAGAATCCAGCAGGCTCATCAGTGTGGTGCCAGCATCTACCGTTCCCCGCTGCAGCGGCGCGCCAGGCAGCCTCTGTAACTCATATCGCACCATGCACCATGTACTCCACTTTGCTGTAAACCTTCAGTAGTGCCAGCGGGCTGTCGCAGCGCACGAAACCGAATTCGCCGCGGGCATGCAGGCACTTAACCGGGCTGATCATCACACCGATATGCGCCGGCACTTCGCCGCGGTAAAAAACGGCGATGCATCCAGTGGCCGCCACCGGCACACGCCGCCAGTGGGCGCGCTCCTGTTCGTAGCAGGTGATGAAATCCGCGCCCGATTCGTAGCCAGCGATGTGATGTAGCTCCAGGCCGAGCACATTCCGGTAATAGAGAACCACCAGGCCCCAGCAGTCCATCTGCTCAAAACTGCAGGCGCGGTTAGCCCAGGGCTTGCCGTTAACAAGCCCGATAAAGTCGCTCTGTGTCATACGGTGATTAGCCCGGGATAGTCTTTCGTGGTGTAAATGATGGAGTTGGCCAGCGTCAGCGGATTGGTCTTGCCAGCGGTCACGGTGACGTTGCTGGCATCGGCGGAAATGTCGTTCACGTAAAGCGTCCAGTCTTTCAGGGATGATGCATCGCCGATCGCGTTCCACTGCTGATACAGGCACTTAATCGGCGTCATGCGCGCGGCCCCGCGCCAGCTTTTCAGTGTCTGCCGGACATGTTCCGTCGCGGCGACAAAAGTGATCGTCATGGATATGACCGCCGTTCCGTCCTGTGCCGGCTCGGTCACGCTGAACCGCGCAGGCTCGAAGGCATTTCCGCCGAACGTCGCCGGGCGAAACAGGTTATTGACCACCCGGTAATAGCCGAAAGCCGGATGATAAAACTCCACCGTCTGTTTGATATCGCTGGCCGGCCGCAGCTCTTTCCACTCTCTCAATGTCGGCATCAGTCAGCCCTCGGCATAACTTCGGTGATCAGGTAATCCAGCCAGTATCCATAGCCAGGCTGGGCCTCAACAATCCAGTCGTCGTAGTCCTCGGTAATGTCCTCGAGCCCGTTGCTGATAACCGTTGCGGTCCAAGTGACAATGTTGCCGTTTTTGCTGGTCTGCACCGGAATATCGACGAAATGCAGCGTCTGCTGCTGCACGCCCTGCGTATCACCCAGGTCGATCGGCATCTGGAACCAGTTGCGCCCGCGGTCGCAGTAGGTCGGCGATCGCAGCCATGACTTAAACCGCTCGGCCTGGGCAAGCGTGAATATCCACTGCAGCGTCCAGGTTGCTTTAAGGTCCGTAGTGATCGGCGTGATTATCAATGGACCGACTGCCGTCTGCGTCGTCTGCCAGGCTGTATCCTGCGTCATATTCTGATCGGCGCGCTGGGGAAGCGGCAGGAACGGAGGGTATTGAACTGTTGCCACGTTTCCTCCGGGCATAAAAAAAACCGCCGGAGCGGGTTTGGTTTAGTAAGCACCTTGCGCTTTTCTTCCGAGGCCATAAGCGCTTTGAATTGCAGAGGACATTGGCCCATTGCGATCAACATCGGTAAGAAAAGCTTCCACGGTCACAACACCACCCTCCTGGCTGGCCTGCGCCTGGAATGAATGCTGTCCGCCGGAAGTCTGATCATAGAACTGAACGTTTACCGATATAGATTTCGACGACTGCGATCCTGTTGAACCACTGTCGCGGATGCTCTGGCTTTGGTATTCACTACCCGTCGAGGCCTTCTTGATACGCGGCATACCACCAGTAACGTCTTTGTTGCTAAACACTGTGCCGTTATCGCCAGGTATCATGAATAATCCCTTACGGGTCTGCATGAACTCAGGTAAATCTCCCTCGCCTACTGGGTAAACATTTCCAGCAGTTACCGGACCTCCATTCTTACGCCCACCCGCAAGCGCAAGCCCGCTGGCAAGCCCAACTGTCGAACTGATACCAGCTGCAGCCGGACCAGCGTTAGCACCGAACGAGGCGAGCGATGCCATCGCTGCCGCCGGAGCCCAGGCCGATGCGGTAGTTGCTGCCAGTCCGACTGAGGTCGCCACCGATGCAGCGCCGAGCGTCTGACCGAGGATGTAGTTTTTCAGCGCTTCTACGCCCACCTGGACAATGCTGTTGATCACGCTGTTCAGGATGGTGTTGCCGAGCGACCGCATCGCCTCCTGCGCTGACATTGTGCCGGTTAGCAGGCCGGTGATTGCATTGGAGGCATTCCCGCTAAAGGCATCCACCGCACTCGTCAGCATGTTATAACCGAGGCTCTGCTGGCTGAGGATTTCCCATTGAGCTGCGATCCGCTGCTGCTCATACTGCCGGTCAGCGGCATTTTTCAGCGCCAATGCATTCTCATGAGCGAGAACCCCTTGCTGCTCAAACTGCTGAATCAGCGCCAGCTCCTGCGCGTGCTGGTTAGCCAGCTGCTGCACCGGGTCAACTTCGCCAAGTGCCTGCTGGGTGGGGTTAACCACCTGCTGCGAGCGTATTTTGGCAAGGTTGGCCTGATGCTGCTGCTCCATCTGCTCAGTGGCTGCGTTGTACTCCTGCAGATCAATCTTCCCGGCGTTCAGCGCCGCTTTCAGGTTCTGCATGGATTCAGCGTAGGATTTATTCTCAGCCTGTTCAGGAATGGCATTAAGCGCCTCTGTTACCCCCTTCGCCGCTGCGGCTGCATCCCATGCGGCTGCTGCGTATTTGCCTGCTTCCTGGATTTGAGCCTGAGTAGCCGATTTACCGAGAGACTGCTGTGCACGCAATATCGCCTGCTCACGGCTCAATTCCTGAGTTGAGTCCGCTGCAAGCTCAGACTGCTGGCGAAGGTTTTCGAGTTTTTGAGCTATAGACTCAGCGGTAGACGCCGACTGCTTCCCGGCTTTGTCGCTTTCCTTCCTGGCCTCCGTAACCCGGTAGGTTTCGGCGTATTCGTCCTGTAGCGCTTTGATTCGCTTCGGATCGGTCACCCCAGCATCAGCTGCATCATATTGGGCTTGAAGCCTGGCTCGCGCCTCACCTTCCAGTTTGGCCAACGCAAGCCGGCGTTCAGAGTTTTGAAGCAGCTTCTTGGTTGCGGCGTCATCGCCTTTGGTCGGCGGAGCATTAAACTGGTTGCTTCCGGCGTCCTTCTGAGCCTTTGCTCGAATGTGGGCTATTTCCCCCTCGATCTGCTTCAGTTGCACTGCTGCCTGCGCCCTTCTGGCCTGAAAAACTGAGTCAGTTTCATACCATCTCTGGCCATCTTTCAGCTCATTGTTCAGATCCTGCTGGAGCTTGATCAGCTTCGGCATTCTTGAAGAATCGCCGACATTGTTGTTGTAGTAATTGAGGTTATCCGCGACGCTCTGCATTAATCCTGCAAGTGTCGTGGTCAGGCCTATTGCCTGGTTAAGGTCGTTAATAGCATTTTTGAAGGCCACATCGAGGCTGTTCTTTGCGCGATCAATGCTGACCGGCATTTTATCGAACTCTTCATTGACCGACTGCGACTGACGTTGAATGGCGTTCAGAGCATCCTGAGCCGTCAGTTTACCTTCCAGCATTCTCTTGCGAAGATCGCCGATTGATATTCCCAGCCCCGCTGCAATCTGGCGAGCAAGTTCAGGCATCTGCTCAAGAATAGAGTTGAACTCTTCAGCACGGACGATACCGCCAGAAATAGACTGGCCGAACTGTCGCAATGCGTTTGCCATTTCCTCAGTAGAGGACCCACCGATCGTGCCAATTTTTTGCAGTGTCGATGTCAACACGAGAATTTGCGAGTTAGTGGCGCCAGTTTCCTTTAACGCTGTCGTCAGTGATTCCCATAACCTCTCAGTCTCTGACAGGCTATTACCTGTTTGAGCAGCGATTGCAGACAGGGAGGCAAGTGTTTCTTTGGCCACGTCAATGCTAGGGCTTAATCTGGCTATCCTCGCCTGGAGCGTAACCATCTCGTCGCCGATGGCGATAAGCTTCTTCGCTGCATCAATGGTGAAAGCTGCTGCAATGGCAACGCCTACTTTATTTAAAGCACCTTCAAACCGCCCGGCAGATCGTGACGATTGCTCAAACTTGGCGTCCATTTGGTCAAGACGCTTATTAACCTGCTGCTGCGCCTGGATCAGGCCGGATACGTTAGCCTCAATGTCATAATAAATTTCACCTGCTTTTTCTGCCATCGCATACTCCGGGCATAAAAAAAACCCGCCGGAGCGGGTTTGGTTATTTACAGGCCCGTTGGCCTATATAATACGCTATTGAATTATCAACTATTGGTGACATTCCTTCGTCAGGCTTGGATGCTTTCATCTGCTCCAGCGTATCACCATCACCAAGATACTTAACTGTCCACGATGTGCAGTCATACAGGCGCTGTGAGTAAGATGTCCCTGACGGCCCCTCTCTCATGGTCGTGATGGTCGCCATGGAGCCGTTCAAGGTTTTATCAATGATGGTATATTTAGCTTTCGAATCCGTTGGAATGCTGAATGTCGTTGCTGATACTGCGCTAAATGACATCAGTGCCAAGAGCGCAAATAAAGCCTTTTTCATATCCCTATCCCCACTGGTTAGTTTTGGACAGATTAGCAGGGATGCGGGGGAACGACAAAAGCCTGATCTTTTATCAGGATGTTCGGGTCTTCACTAGTAGGTTAAGCTGGACTACTATGCTCTTGGCTGGCTACTAACAAGTAGAGTTATGCTTAACAATCACTCGCTTAAGCTAATACAAGTTTGCTTCAACATAAAGTTTTACAGGATAATACAATTATGGCTGAAAATGGCAATTTTATAAAAAAATCAAACAATTGCGTCGATGAATATTGCGATTCTTTTGGATACTCATCATTTGGTGATGAAAAGTCAGGTTATACTTCCTCTTTCTCGTTTTTTAAGCATGTGACTGAATGGCCTGCAGATGGAAGCAATGCTACAGTCCCAGTTAAGTACAATATTGCAACAATCCGTATGACTGAGCCCATGGCTCTAGAGCTTGCCACATTCATTTTCCAACAGCATGAAGACAGAAAAAAGAAATAGCGGAGAATGGATATGCAGGATGCCATGCCCCAAAATCAGCAGTTCATAGCTGATCAAAAGCACAAAGTTTCGTCCTCATCTGATAGTCCCCCACAGGGAAAGACTATACTTAATAGTCTTCCGCAATATTCTATTGCCAGAAGCACATACGTGCTATCAGGGGCATCACGTAGTTCATCGCCCCCTGGAGGAGGTATTGGTAATATGGAATCTAAACTATCAAGACTAGAAAGCGAAGTTGAGCACATAAAAGGAACAATGAGGGAGCTTGGAAACGATCTCAAGGAACTTCGTAGAGATTCGAGATCGGACTTCAGGCTACTGTTTGGTTCATTGATCACCGTGGCTTTGGGCCTTGCAGGCCTTATGGCTAAAGGATTTCACTGGCTTTAATATACAGACCTTACCCAAAAATCAGCCTAACCGCGCTGACTGCGTTATCTTCTGCACCTAGGGCTGATCCCTGATAGGGTTTTTATAAACTCGAGCGAGTGAACCTTGGTAGTAAGCAGGTGTAAAAAGTCATATACCCTGCTAGATAAATTAGATCTTGCTGGCATGCCACTGCTGCATTAGCGCCTGCCAGCGGCGATCGTCTTCGTCCATGACCGTGTCGTACTCTTCGCGCGTGAAGCCGTTCTGATTGGGGTATTTGGCGTTAATCATCATGGCGAACTCTGTCATCGTGAGGTTCTCGGCCTCTTCCCGGCTTATGCCGAAATGGTTACGGGCCGCCATGATGTAGTCGGCTGCGCGGAATTCTGCGGTTGTCTCATTCGTTTCGTAACGCTGCAGCTTACGCACCTTCGCTTTGCCGATGATGCCGTGCATCATCAGGTTTTGCGCGACAATGACCATGCTTTCCGGCGGCATGCTGCCCGGGCGCCACACGAAGCCACGCTTGCGTGATTTCCCCGGCTTCATCCAGCCAACCAGATCTCCGATATCGTCGTCACAGCAGGCTGTCAGTACCGTATGCGCGGCCATGACCGCTTTGCGTGACAGGAGGCCGCTTTGCATAAACCGCAGGACGCAATCAGGAAGGCGGCTGTACTCATCGCTGATATAAGCCTCGGTTGCGCGCTGTGCGAATGGTGTCGTCTCGTCATTGCACAGGTCATAGAACGCCTGGACAATTTCCTCTGGATCACCGATTCGCGCCATGTTGCGAAAAGACGGCCGGAAAAAGAATTCCCGGTCACCGGTACCGATAACGCATTCGCCTAATTCTTTAATCGGGGTCATAGTCGCTCCATAAACAGTATCAAGGGCGCATAAACGCCCTTTGTACTATTCACGAAATAGCCAGGTGGTTAACTGATAGTGACCGCGCAGGATGCAGAAGTGATCGTGACTGGAGTCGCGGAAGAATCGGTAACTTCACAGGTATAGGCCCCGGCATCACCGGAAACAGCACTGGCCTTGTTGAAGGTTGCCGTTGTTTGCCCGCTGACAACCGTGCCGTCTTTCTTCCAGACATAGGTGTAAGGCGAAGTGCCACCCTCAACCACGACCGACATATTCAGAGCCGATCCGGACGCCACGCTCTTGGTCGTCGGCAGGTTGGTGGTAAACGCCAGCGCCGGGCCAGCAACTTCAAAGACGACAGTATCGGCATCGTAGACTTTCCATTCCCCGGAGAAGGTCGAAATATCCGTAGTGCCGAAATCACCAGACCAGGAGGTGGTGTTGAAGTAGCCCATGATATAAGTGCCGGCGTCTTCACCAGTGAAGTCGAAGCGGACCCAGACCGTCGGCTGACGACCGGCCTGCACTTCATCGAAAATATATTTCGAGATGGCAATAGCGCCAACTTCCGTCGTCTTGTCTTTCTTGCGGAACTCACCCTCTCCGGAGATGGTGACGTCCATATTGTTGACCAGGTTCTCAACCATACCTTTCGTATCGTCAGCCTCAGAGGTGACGGTATTCATGGCGTAGTCGAAGCCCTTGGTGGTCATGGCGCCGAGTCGCTTCCAATCGGAAAGCACAGGAACGGTTTCAGCACAGCCAAAAGCCATGCGGAGCACGGCCACCTTACCAATCAGCTTGCCGGTGTCATTAGCGCAGCCTTGCATGTATGCCTCTCAATTAAAAAAGGCCGCCATATGGCAGCCTGATGGGTGATTCTGGCGATTATTCGCCGTATGTGCAGGAGACGAGCAGCCGGGTTACTAATCGGCCCTCTTCGGTGGGGATCGGAGCCGGGACATTGCCGACAAGCCGCAGCGCGCCAACGCAATCATCGGCGCCGGATTGCGCGCTGATGTACTCGACAATGGCGTTTACCGCGGCGTCAGCAGCATCGGGATTGACCTTCGAGGAGATCACATCAACCATCACATACCAGTCGCCGCCAAGGTCAAAGGTGATATCGGTGCCGCCAGAAGACCGGAATACGATGAACTGATCAGTATCTTTCCCGGTGTCGCGCCATTGCCGCCACTGGACCTTAAACCCCGCGGTAAGCCCCTCAGCCACAAACAGGTCTTTGAGGCGCATATACATCGGAGGGGTCATAGCGAAAGCTCCTTCTTCACCACCGCGTCAATCTGGCTGCGGGTATCCTCGAAGCCCTTCGTTAAGAACTCCTTGCGGGCTGTTGCTCGCGTGAAGTTCTGTTTCACTGCCGGGTCGTGAACATACACCGCATAGTTAGCGGAATAACCAACGCGCCCGGTTACCCTGGTGCCGTTAGCAGTGATTTCCCGGAACTGGCTATTGATGAGCGTCGACGTGTCGATCGGGGTATATAGCGCCGCCTGTGCGCTACCGATGAGCATAGCCGACTGCAACGCGCGCACGACTTTACGCCCCTGGACGTCTTTGATGATGCGATCGAGGTTGGCCTTAGCCTGGCGGATGCCGCGAACTTTAGCACCCATAATCAGACTCCCGTAATCAGTGCGAAATCGTCCGCCAGTCGCTCGAACGTATCTGCGAACTGGACGATCTGCCGAATCTCATCGGCCTCATCCGGCGGTGCAGCATCGGTCGAAGCGCCAATCAGGATGTAATCTCCCTCCCGCGCCGTTGCGTACTCGGTCCATATCGTGTTTTTAACAACGAGCTCCCGGCCAAGGTCACCGATTTTTGCAGAGAGTCCGCCCTGGTAGTCGCAGAGGATAGCGATCGGTGCTTCCCACCCATACGGCTGACCTCCGCCGTCGGTATCGCTACCGTCAGCATCGCGTATGCGCCGCCAGATTGTCGCCATTGCCGTGTATGACCAATTAGCTACCGAAGACATCAGTCATCCCTCCATCGCAGCACAATAGCGCCTGTGACGCGTATGCGGTCGCAGTTAATGAACCACTCACCGTCGCTTTTCACGTACGCCGTCGTTTGTTCGCCGGTATCGGTTATCACCCACACCCGGGTAAACGTCCGCGGCAGCCGTTGCTGAACTGAAACCCACGCCATTAGCAGCCCCCGACCACCATAAACAGGCCCACACTGTTCCCGGCGCTGATCGGTAGTTCACTGGTGCAGCCGCTGGTATCCAGTTTCGCCAGCGAGTCGCGCAGCCAGATGATGCCATCGTCACCGTAGTCGAACGAGCGGGACGCTCCTGATGGCGCCCCTTGCGATTTTATTCGCCGGGCACCGGAAGACGTCGCCATGAGCGCAGCGGCATACATCAGGATGAGCTTTGCCGTGCATTCGTCGTATCCCGCACCATCGAGGCACGGGATAATCTTGTTCACCACGCAGAGAATCGGATCGAGCAGGGCTCCGGGAATGGCGTAACCCAACTCACCTAGGAACGACTGCACGTCTGCTGCTGTGATTGGGTCGGCCATGGTTATTTCGCCTTTTTCGATTTGCTGGCAGATTCTTCCTGCTGCTCTGCCGGCTCTTCAGCATCATTGCCCGGTGTGGCCACTTCCAGCACCTGATCGTCATCACTAATGATTTCAACCAGACCGGCGGCCGCCCAACGTTTAGCGACATCACCGCTTACCGAAACCTGCGCGCCAACCTCCAGCTTCTGGAGATTGGCACCGGAAAGCAGGTTATCGCGAACCACTTTTACCAGTGCCATAGTTACCCCTTAGCTGTGCGCGTAAATAACAGATTTGCGATTGTTGATGTCGGTCTTAACCATCAAGCCCATCGCACCCCAGGTGCGCCAGACGTAGTCACTGTTATAGAACTGACGAGGGTCAGCAACGGTGCCAACCGCCTGGCCGACAATCGGAGCGATAACGCCGGCGGTAAGCGGAACAATCAGGATTTGGTTGCCGGACAGTTGCGCATCTTCTTTGATGGCAGCGATGCCGGAGAGCTTCAGCAGCTCCTGCAGAATGGTGTCAGACTGATAGTTGTCGCTGAAGTAACGCTCCAGGTTGGAGGTAATTTCTCCAGAAACATACCAGGTCTGCTGCGCATACTGCAGGTTGGTGAGCTTCATCACGTCACGCAGTGCAATGGCTGCGTTGCGGATTTGCTCAGCCGTTGCGCTTGAGCTGGTGAAGTCGATATTCAGGCCGGAAGCACTGAGATCGACAATCTGCACCCGCTCATCGGCTTTCACCCCCTTCCAGGTCTTGCCATCAAAAGCGATATAGTTACCAGCAGAGTCACGGAAACCGTTGAAGACGTAATCCACGTACTGACGACGAACATCATCAACAGAGCCGCTCTGAGCGTCGGCCAGAGAAGCCAGAGCGGAGCCTTTGTTGAAAATCGGGTCACGCCACTGGAATTTGAAGCCAGAGTCGTGAATCGGAACCATCGTACCGTCGAAGGTATACGCGCGTGCATCCAGAGCCGCACCAATCTGGCCGGACATGGAGGTGTGCGCCCAACCGCGGCCGCCGGTGCGAGCGTACTCGTACACGGACTCTTCAAGACGGACAGAGCGGGACAACGGGATCAGGTCGTTAAGCAGAGTGAATTCAGTAGTCGGTTCGAATTCAGCCAGTACAGTCTGATCATAAGCGCGATACAGGCGGCGGATATCGTCGACAGCGTTCGTCGCGTCCAGCGCCGGTGTGTTTGCCGCATCACCACGCCAGCGGGTGCGGGATAAGAAATCAGCAACGGCCTGAGCACTCATATTGCGCGCCAGTTGCAGCTCATTGAACTGCGCCTGGTTCGCTTCGAGGTTGCCCGTCTCAGTCGCGCGTCGGGTGGAAAATACAAACATTCAGACTCTCCTTACTTGAACACGACGCGAACCAGATCGCCTGCTGCGGCGGTCAGGGACTTGTCTTCTTCGACATAGGCAAAGATGGTTTCACCCTCTGCCAGTGCTTTAATTTGGCCATTGGCCACAGAAACCGGCTGGCCCTTGGTGTAGGTACCAGCGGCAGCGCGAACGTTGAGGAAAACGCCCGGCGTTGGCTGGATGTTTACCACCCAGTCACCGATCGCATAGGCATCGTCAACCGTTTTGCAGCGCAAATAGTCGTAGTTAGCAACGTAAAGAATCGCGTCTTCAGCGCCATCAACAGACGGTGTAGGCTTGGCTGCACTGAAAAAGATAACGGTACCCGGCAGAAAAGCTGCAGCCGCAGAACCTTCACGATTAAGTTGCGGGTTTGGAAAAATTCCGCCCGCGTGAATTACGTGTTTCCCGTCTTTAGCCATTTTTTACTCCGGCATTTCGCTGAAAGAATCGTTGTTGTTGACCGGACGGAATGCACCATTCAGGCCGGTAGAGGTCTGGCACTGAGCAAACAGGCCATCAAGGGCGGCGCCGTCGAGAGCGTTCACTGCGAGGTCATCCAGCCCGAATTTCGCTTTTACGGCAGCTCGTTTTTCGCCTTTCTCTTTGTCAGAGTTCACAGCCAGGCCTGACTTAACGGCTGCCAAATCATCAGCAAATGGCTTAAACCACGCCGGCACTTCTTCGCTGTTGCTGGCCTGCTCTTTTTTCTTGGGCTTGCCGGTAGCGGGATCGATTTCATCGTCACCTTCTTTCTTGGCTGCCGCCTTCTCTGCTGCCATCTGGTTGTAAGCGTCCATCAGTTCGGCATCGGACTTGCCTTCAGTCGACTTACCCGCGGCTTGGAGCGCATTGATAATCAGTTCTTTCATCGGATCGTTCTCTCCGTTGGTTTTAATCTCGTACTCAATGGGTTTGCGCACGACTTCTACAGGTTCGCCGACGAACACGGCTTTGCCGTCATCATCGATGAGGTACTTCTGCTTTAGGTATCTAGCGTCATCGCGGTAGATGAAACTGTCTGGCCACACCGTTTCTGGCCATAGCCACTTATCTTCTGTGTCACTTTCACGCAGCTTGTCGCTGATGGCGCGTGAAATGTCGTCAAAAGAGAAGTTGGAGGCGTTGGTGAAGAAGAATTTGGTCTTGTTGAGCAGACCATCGCGGGTGCAGTCGATACCATCAGCAAGGCGAGCAACTTCGATCTGCTGCTCATGACCTTCTGAGTTGACAAATATGCCCACGCCTTCTTCAGGCGTTCCGGCGCCAGGCTCATCGAGCAGCACCGCCACATGGTCAAACATCATGTTGGTGGCGATCTCGTTGTACTTCTTGCCCTTTGACTCGCCATTAGCGGCAATTCCGGAATATAGGAGCCCTGTGGAGATATGGATGGGTTCTGAGTTGGTGCCGGAGATCATCTCATCAAGGCGGTTAATCAGGCGCTTGCCCTTCTCGCTTGACTCGGCGTATTGGCGGTTAACGTACATATCACCCGTCACCTTCCCACCTTCGTGGCTGACGTTCTGCAGCCATGCGCCTACGTGATATTCATTCACCGCCCGGACATCGCGAGCAGACACATGCTTGCCGTCAACCTTCGGGTGGCCCAGCGGCATCGGGTTACGCTCAAGCGTGTTGTAGGCCTTTTCGATTTCTGCTGCCGGGTACAACTTCCGGTTCATCACGATATCGTCCACGACAGGCGTGATGCCGCGAACCACGATATGTGGCTTGCCGTCGATGGTTTCAGTGGTGATGTTTGAAGCGGAGTTGACGACGGTCAGCACGTTAACGCGGTTGCGTTTCATGCTGGGTCCTCATTGGTGGATTTCGGGCAATAAAAACCCAGCACAAAGGCTGGGTCGCTGATAGATTGCAACTACTTGGTTTAGTCCAACGCTCTTGCCAGGAGTTAGTGATATTCCGTACCAAGCATGACGAATAATGGCATGCCTGCGTTGATGCTATATCGTACTTATAGAGTTATGCCGAAAAATATTTATCATATAAAACAACTATTTTTAAATTTCATCAGCAAGAGTGAGTATAATATTCCTAAATTTTTCATCGTAGGAAACGTATGGTTCATCAGGGACAGGGTATCCATATGAGACATCATTTTTCCATAAAGTGAAACCTACTCCCTCATCAATGAAATCATTAATGGCGCTTGCATACTCTTGATTTGGAACAACAATTTCCACACACTCAAGAACATCAAGCTCATCTACCCTTAGCCGCCATTCTCTTTCCCATGTAAAATCCACACCAAATTTATTAGTGGTGGTTTCTTTCACTGGGTCGTATTGGACATGTCTCCATCTTATGGACTTTTCAATGAATTGAAGTTCATCTGATGGTTGGTAAATTACAGGTCGCCCACCCAGCTCGAATATCCTCTTCTTTGAAAATCCAAACCCGAACGGTTGGTATCTTGATACATCGCTAACGATGAAGTTTCGAGGTGATTCGGTAAAGCAAACACATTTATCTCTCCCAATGATAAACTTGTCGCTTCCTCTGATTACACCATCATGAATGATGCTTTTGAAAACATCGAATGCTGCGGAAAAAAGCACATCTGGATCATCACTTTCTGTGTCGGTTTTGATCCAATGATAAACGTAGTTTGAGGAGTCTTCTCTTTTCACGAACTGTTCCTATCTGATGATTATGTGTCAATCATTATCGTCAGTCAGTGTCCATTGTATACGTTCTTTCTTCAACTTATCCGCGAGCCCCTTGTTAAATATGCTGCCGTCGTCATTGAGCAACACCGGAATCTGACTGCAATAGCAGTTGTACCGGTTGCCGTTCTCGGCGTAGAAGTCCCTCACCTCTTCGGTGGTGTAGACCTTCCCGTGACGGCTGGCGTGCCAGCTGCGAGTGGTCGGTTTGAGCGCCGACAGCCACAGCAGGCCAGTATTCAGCCCAAGCCGATCCGCTGCCCAGTCCGTTTCGTTCCATTGCGCCCGGCGCAGCGCGCCGACCTGCTCAGTCTGAGCAATGGCCTTAGCCTTCGACATCGACACATCGAGGCGCTTACTGATGACGCTGGCCGTTTCGCGAGGGTTCACCCCGCGCGCTACCGCATCGGTGATGATGTTGATCAGATCTCCGCGGGCAGTGTCACTGATGACCTTCCAGTCGCTAAAAGTAGTCAGCCTGGCCGCCGCTATCTGGTTCAGATAAACGGGGCTGTTTAAAAGCTGCTGAAGCGTCGTCTGGCTGGCATATACCTGCGACTGTTGCGAGAGATTGTTGAATGCCTCCAGCGTGCCGCGCTGCGCCTCTGCGGCGACGTAATCCAGCGCCCAAAAGTTTTGCTCGCCGCCTTCCAGCAGGTAATCGTCGAGAATGGACTGTACCGCTTCGAGCAGGTCGGCCAGTTCCTGCGCCGACATGTCATAGATGAACTTGCCGGCATTGACCTGGTAGAGCCGCACATCCTCCCCGTGGTCATGGCAAAGGAAGTGCCAGTTATGGCTGTTAACCTCTCGCTCTCTCCCGGTCAGACGCTGGTCGAAGAGCGTTTTCAGAGCGCGCTTGATGCCGAGATACCGTTCCTCGATATCCCGGTACATCGCGGTTACCTGCTTCGCCGATCGGGTTGGGTCAACCTTGCTGCGCGGAACGATCGGCAGCCCCACCTTTGCCGTCTGTTCTGGTGTCATCGGCCAGTGGATCATCGGTAGTCACCTTGTCATTCGGGTTAGGTGGTTGCTTTGGCTCAGGCAGAGGGTCGAGTCCTACAATCTCGCGAAGTTCGTTGGCCGTGAATGGCGGCTCGCCACCGTAGAATCCAGAGGTTTTCTGGACGATATCGGCCAGTTTCGAAGCGTTCTCGATTTTATCTTTTTCGCCAGGTGCAAGCAGGTCAGTCCATGAAATGGTGACCTCTCCATTTGTCGGCGGATCGATAATGCCCAGGGTCCAGAAGCGCTCCAGCAAGGCTGTGATTCGGTCAGTCAGGAAGCCGTTGCGGCGGGTATTGCGGCGAATGGCCCAGTCTGTTTTATCCTCATCGCTCGCCAGGCGCCCGGTCTGCTGTCCAAACAGGATGGTGAAAGGGATTTGCACTGATGCCGCCAGTTCGTTCGCGGTGACCTCCCAAGTCGGCCCCGGGTCGCCGGGCGTAACGCTCAGAACGTGCATCTGCCCGGCCTGCATAACCGCCGCCGCATCGGTGCCGCGGTTAAGCTTGTTGACCTTATCGCCCATCGCTTCGCCGAGGTCAGCATAACCAGCTTTCTTCGCCAGATCGGACAGCGTAGCCATGTCTGTTTCTTTGCTGAACTCGACCGCGATCTGCCGGCTGGCATTTTTCAGGAAGCCCTCAGCGCCACCGCCGGAAATCTTCTCAAGGTCGAGTCCTTTGTTGTATCCGGCCTCAAGCAGGGGGATACCCGACAGAACGTTGTCATCCTCTGAGCCTTCGCAGAACAGGATCACCCTGCTCGGATGCACTGGCTCGCCGCGCGTGGGTCCGACGAACGCCTCGTCTCCAACCGGCTGCTCGCTGAAGTTGAACATCTTCGGCTGGCCGAACGTCTCGGACTGGCGATCGTTATCCCATTCGGCAACCGTCAGTTGTGGCTCCCATACAGGGATCAGCTTAACCAGCGCTGCCTCGCCGAGATTCTTCACCAGGGATGTGTCGACTTCCTCATTCCATTGCCGGTTATCTTTGATCTGCAGCAACAGCGCGGAGTAGCGGCCCACCATATTGCGGCGATCGGCATCCTTCACCTTCGGCCACCATTTCTTCATGAACCTGGTGACGTTCTTTTCCCACGGGTTGGTTTTCTTCGCCTCCTGGGACTCATCACCGTCAACGATTACCGGATAGTCCTGCCAGCATCCATCCAGAAGGCGATGCACCACAGCGAATCCGACGGCGTTGCGCCGGTACATGTTGTAGAAGTCATGGAAGGTAATGGTGCGCGGGTAACCAAACTCATGATAGAGCGTCGGGCGCTTGGTATTGCCCCCGCCGATACCGATGGCGTTAAGGTAATTCGCTCGCCGCATTTCAGTGGCGAGATTATTCACAGCCAGTTGAAGGCCGTTATCTTGTTCGCTCACTGGCGATGCTCCTTAGAAGAAAACTGTGCCGACCTGCTTGCGGTTGTTTTTCGCCACGGCAAAGTAGCGAAAGCTGTCGGCGCCGTGCGATGTGAAGTCATGAAGGGGCTTGTCTTTCCAGCAGCCGCGCTTGTCGTCCCACTCCTTGCGGTAACCTTCGAGGTGGGAGATGCCAACAGCGCACTTCTCCTCATCGAATACGCAGGACTTAAGGATTTCACGCACCGACTCGATGCCGGTGTCGATCCCCGCTTTCGGCACAACGCGGAAGTTCATCGAATACATCCGGCCGTCAATCTCGTAGCCCTCACGCGCCAGCTCTTTGCGAGACTTCGCATCAGCGGCAAACTCGCGGTTCTCGATGTCGTGCGGCCCCCAGTGCTCACCGTACTCATAGCCGCGGTCTTTCAGCACCTTCATGTAGTGCCGAAGCCCCTCGCCAGAGTTTTCGTAGTAGTCGATGATGTGAAACTCTTCGCCGACCTCGCGAACGAACCAGATCGCCGTGGAGTCCCCCACACCAATATCCCAGAACGTGTGAACCGGTAGATGGGAGTTATCCGGGATTTGGCCGATCCGCTTGTTGGTGTAGAGCCAGCGGAATTGTTTGGCGTAGTACGCGCCCTCAACCGATTGCTGGAAAGCCTCGGCCGGAATGGTCGGGTATTCGCGCTTCATGTCGTCGCCGAGCGTCTTTTCTTTGGCGTAATACCACGCCTTTTGACGTTCGTTAACGACTATGCCGTGTTTCGCCTCCATCTCAGCGAAGTACTCAAGCAGGCGTGCAGGGAGCGGCTCTACCGGGTCAATTGCGTATTGCGGATTTTTCCACCAGGAGAAGAAGAAAAACTTCCAGTCCAGCGCAGATAATGGCTTTCCCTGTAGTAGCGCTTTTTCTGCCGTCTGGCAGTAATCGAAGAAGTAGCCCGCCCGGCCCTCTGCGGTGCTCTCGATAGTTGCGAAACAACCTGTCGATACCGCCTCAAACGCACCAGTGACGATTTCACGGGCTTTATCCGGATACTTGGCGCATATCTTTCCGAACTCGGAAACATGCAGGTAGCGCAGTGTGCCGCCACGAAATGAGGTGCTGACGTAGAGAGAACCGCCCTTCTTAAAGACCAGCTCACCGGCCGAGTCGTTACTCGCCGGATTGGCTGCCTTTATCTCAGCAGGAAGCTTGTCGTAGGCATATTTAACCTTTTCCCGGAACAGGCGCTTTGCGTCGTTCAGCGTGTGGGCGATCAGCGCGCACTTTGCCGACTCGAACAGAGCAGCGTCGAGCTGGATGATGCACACCTCTGTGGTAAATCCGAGCTGGCGAGCTTTCAGGATGATGTTGCGGGTGTGAATCCCCTCGAAATATTCCCGCTGCTCCGGCGTCATTCTGAAGCGAGTCGGCTTACCTTCTTTGTCGGTGATCCAGTAAAGATTGTTCAGCCGCCAGTCTTTATCAGCTAGCAGCTTGAGATGCTCAGGCTTCATTACGCCCCCTGAGACAAGGAATCCATCAGTTCAGAGAGTTGCTTAACAGAATTGTCACCTTCCGGCCCGTCGATATCATAGGCCTGGCGTTCAAGTCCGATCAGGTTCTTCAGCGCTTCGCTGAGAGCCTTCACCGATTTAACGCGCTCCGGCATGCTGATGACCTTGTGGTAAATCTCGTTGAGCTTGTCCTGTCCCTTGTCGTCTGGGTCAAACATCAACTCTCCGAGCTTCTCCAGCGCGGCCACATCAGTGCACTCAGCGCCTAGTTCATCAAACAGCGCGTTCGTTATCTGCCTGGCGCGCTTGATATCACCGCGATGCTCCATGCGGACACTGGCGATTACCTCTGCAGTCGCTTCAATCAGTACGCGTTCGTTCAAAGTGACTTCACTGCGTACTTGTTTGCGTACCTCTGCTTTGCGTACCAGATCGTCAGCGCGTTCTTTCACCTTCGCATTCAGGTCACGAGACCAGTCGTCACGCTTTGCTCGCTTACGGATAGCACCTTCGCTGATACCGTGCTGCGATGCGATTTCACGGAGGGACATCACCCCGGCCCGGTACGCCGTCTCGATGGCCTCCCAGTCGGGTTTGCTCATACTCAATTCCTTATTTTATCTGTTCAGCACCGTCCCTTTGAGACTCGGCGTTGCTGCTTTCTTTTCGCCTAGTAGCGTGAATGGCCTTGTCTCCTGTAAGAGACAAATGATGCTCAGAAGTAATTAGGTAGCACTATAGGGAGGTGCATCCAACATGTTGGACACTCAATAGTGGCGAGTATAGAACGAAAAACAACCGCTCCAGGCCTTTAATGTTACACGAGTAGGAACAGTCACAGGGAGAAATAAGTTACACAAGAGAAGCACTGACAACCATTCACAACCAAGGAGGTATACATGTTAGAAGTACTAAATTCATTGGCGCCATTTGCCCCAGCAATTAATGCTATCGTCATCCTAATCTGCAGCCTCATTGCAAAGTACTGCGGCGTTCTTCCTCTACCTTTCTAATCCCCGCCTTATCCAGATTGCACTGCCCCAGCGCAGAGTAAAGCTTCGCGTTTAACTCCAGACTAGCATGCCACGTGAACGGAACCTCCATTCCGGGGATCGGTGTGTCTGCAGTAAGGTCAGCGCTTATCGGGACCATCGGCGCCGGCACGTAAACCGTCCGCGTATTCCCGCAAGCTGTCAGCAGCGGCAGCAGGAACAAGCTGCTTAGCACACTGATCGCCTTCAAGCGCCTGCCTGATGTAGATAACGCGCTTCTCACCTGCCTGGGAAAGTTCGGTCTTTGCATTCTGGGTTGCCCGGGAAATGTCATTGATGAGGTTCATTGCAGTGACTACGCTATTGCTTACGGTCTCGGCGGTTTCCGCCCTGACCGTTGCTTTATCACGCTGCTCTTTGAAGGTGATGGCGTTGTCGCGGTAATGGTTCACTAAGAACGCCAATCCGCCGATTAACGCTATAACCAGCAACTGCAGCCAGTAACGCTTAACCAGTGCGCCAATCACGACAGGAACAGAGCACGCTCCGCCTCACGCCGACGGGTCAGGCCGTTCATGACTTTACCGCCAGCTTTATTCCAGCGCAGGAACTCATCAGCAGCACCTTTGATGTCGCCAGCATTGAGCTTTTTCAGCAGAGTTGAAGTTGAGAGAGCGCGCGAACCGACGTTGTAAGCGAACGATACCAGGGCATCAAACTGACCCTGGGTTAGCTTCGCCTTCACAATTTTAAGGACGTCGTTTTCGTAGCTCACCAGGCCTGTTTTAAGTAGCCGATCAGCTGTGCCTTGATCGATAGTCATTCCCGGCCTTACCGGTTTGCCGTCGACAGGGAGGGTCCAGCCATAGCCAATTGTCCACGGAGCGCCACCCGTTCCTGGATCAGGGTAAGCGGTAAGCCTGCAACCCTCAAACCCTTTAATCAGTGCAATTCCTTCAGGACTGGTTTGCATCATCAACCCCTGCTTTTCTGGCGGCGAACTTCTTAATCAGGTTGCCGATCGAGTCAGTACCGATATAGCCAATGAAGACACTGGCGATGTAGGCGAGATTGCTGCTCAGGCCAATGAAGTCGAGAAGGTCACGGACGAACCAGGCGATCATCGCGCACATGACAGCATCGATCAGCGTCTTCGCCATAGCGCCACCGTTATAGCGGCCCCGCAAATACGCCATGATGAAAGCCAGTATTGCGCCGATACCCTGCTCCTTAGCTGCCAGCAGAGCGGCGATGAAATCTTGTTTGTAGGGCATTCGCATAAGCCTCACCTCCGTTAATGACGGATGGCGCTGTGTGTGTTTAAAAGGGGTCAGGCCCGTCGGGCTGAATTTAACAACGAAGCGTATCGATGATGATTCCCGCGAGGCCTGAAATAGAAAAGCCAGCGCAAAAGCTGGCGATATGTTGGTAATTGCGGCTCTATAAATTATATCTTGTGGGACAAAGCAAAAACCCTAACCGCAGGGCAGGGTTTCGAGGAAAATTTTGTTGGAAAAATGCTAATTTAGCTAATTTTGAGATTTACAGCGACCAACGAGTGATCGTCTGTTGGGCCATTTCTTTGAATTCTCTTCAAAAGATTCGCAGAGAAAGTATTTGCATTTTTCAGCGTATTTGGGGAAAAGCGTGGTCGACGCTCCCAGAAATGATGGGCCCCATCAGACATAAGGATAAGAGTTACAATCCCTTCATGATCCATGACCTCGTTGAGTGGCAAGGTAATATGTTGAAATTTAACAGGCAAAACTTTAGAAATGGCAGCCGTTAACAAGTTCTTCCCCGGTAATTCTGTTAACTCTTTCTTCGTATACAAACCGTCGTCGAGCAATTCTTGGTGCTGGGTGTGATCTTTTGTAAGAAGCTTTAATTTATTATCAACCTTCACATAAACACGTGTATCACCAACATGAATTACATTGAGTGCTCCTCCCGCAACCACACAATACGATAATGTTGTAGCTGCTTTGCGGCGCTCAGACTCGTGCAGGGATAAATCAGATAATTTTTCTTTGATGCCTCTAAGAATTTCATTCGGCTCAAAAGCAGCTACGGATTTATGTATCGCGACATGGTTTACTGCAGTTTGCGCTGCCTCTTTCGCACCAGCATAAGAGCCTACGCCATCGGCAACAGCAAAGATGAAACCATCATCGCATTGTTGTGGCAGTAATAGTGCATCTTGGTTCTCGCGGTCATTACCTTTAGGGCATGAGAATGCACCGCAACTTATCAGCTCAATCATTTGCCTCTCCTTGCAGCAACAATCTCGTCAAGAATCTCTATCATCTCATCAACAGAATCGTATCTTGTACGAGGCAAAAATGCTGCAGATTTCTCGATAAGTGTTGTTATACCATCAATGTGAGACAAATTCATTTCGCTGATGATAACACCTAGTGCATAAATGTCTGATTTTTGTGTATAAACACCACGCTTAGCCTCATCAGACATATACTTTACAGTGCCAATGCCCATTTTTTTGTCTTGAAGCACGCCTGATAAGAAATCAGACTGCGCTTTCGAATCCATACTTTTGATAAGCCCGAAGTCAGAAATCTTGTAGCATCCACCTTCAAACTTAAGAATATTTTCAGGCTTTAAATCACGGTGTAGTAAGCCTTCATCATGAATATACTTAACTCCGCTTAACACCATCTTTAGAGCAAGCAGCTTTTCATCGTCTGATAGAGTGTTTGATTTTAACTCATTTTTTAGGTCAGTCTCAGCCAACTCCATAACAAACCAAGGATGCTCAATGTTAAGATGATGTATGTAAATCCTAACAACATGATCATGACTACACTTGGCTTGGTAATCAACTTCACGTTTGAATCGCCGTTTCCAGTCATCGACACTGAAATACTCATTCAGCAACGCTGGGTTGACTGACAGAACTTTCCTTGCGTATTCACCACTAAGATGACCTGCAGTGTTATACACCTCAACCTTTTCCACACGGCCAAAAGCGCCACACCCCAGATCTTTCAAGGGCTTTATAAGGTAGTTACCTCTGGGTTCCATAGTTTACTCACAAATGATTTGCATGAGCAAAATTTACACCCAAATGAAAAACCACACCATATCAATAGGTTTAATTTTCTGATCAAATGTACGCATTCTTAATTGATATGCAGATACCGCCATTAAAAAAAGTAAAAGCCCCGCACGATGGCGAGGCTCGGTGTTCTGATAGGTCAAACGCAAATACGGCAACCTACACTAAATATATTGCTCATTTGTTCATTGAAATGCAAGCACGTTATGACTATTTTTTGCAATTTTCCTCACACTTTCGCGATCGTTAAACGCATTTTGCAGCGGCTGGTACAGGCAGAAGAGTGCCGCGTTGATAACCTGCTTAACTTCCCGCCGGATGGTTGAAATGCTGGGGTGCTTATACTGGTTTCCGGCGCGGGTCTTCATAAGGCGAGGTTTGCTCACAGCATGCTGCCATGAAGCGATCCTTATTTCGCTTGAGTTACAGACGTAATAGGCAAAAATCACCTTCCATGCGTTCTCATCTACGTTTTTCAGGTAATGTCGGATTACGGCATCAATCAGCAACCCATCATCATCACTGCATACAGGCCTTGATGGTGCTTGCGGTTCAACCGTGGCCATGAACTTGGCAATCATATTTTTCATCGACTTGTCTATCTTCCCTGTCTGGCACCACGCGCCCCAAAGCTGGAGCCACTGATCTATCCACTGGTGTTGTTCGTTGGTTAATTCCAGTTTCATGCTGTCTCTCCCAGGGCCTGATAGATGCGAACGAAATTTCTCAGTATGCGGTAGTCAACCAGTACGGTTCCGCGGTGCCGGCAGAGACGGAGCTTTTGCCAGCGGTCGCGGATGCGTTCGATAACGTCACGGCTCATGCGGCCTCCATTTCGGTAATGGTTAGCTCAAGCCGCCCACCTTTGACGACAGGCATTCTCTTCACGCTGTAATAATCAACCTGCTGGTCATCGAGCCAGAAACCTGATTTCGTCAGAGCATCGAATGCAGCCTTTTGCAGGTTGTCCAGGTCACGGTGCCGGCGATCCGGCATGTGGCACTCAATACGGATTTTCAGTGGTGTGGCCAGGCCGATATCAAGCATCGAGTCTTTGATGATTCTGGCGACGCTGTCGCGGTATGCCTGCCCTTCCGCGCTGATGTGTGTGCGCCCGCGATTGTGTCGGTAGTAGCGGTTGTTGCTTGGCGGCCAGGGTAATGAAATGCGATAATGGTTCATGCTTTTATCAACCCCTCTTTCATCCAGATAACCTGCGTTCGGGCCATTCCCTCCAGTGCGCACTCTTTCGCATACTCCGCATCTACCAGGCGCGTGCGGCGGTCTATTTCATCGTGACAGGATGAACAGGCGATAGCGGCAATCAGATCAGGCGGTTTAATTCCGGTCCCGCATAATCCAGCAATGCGGATATGGGCCAATACCGTGGTCTCAGGGTTGCCGTTGCAGACGCCAGGGATGCGAACCTGACATTCGCGACCGCGAGCTGCTTTGCGTAAATCAGCCATGGCTTTTCCTCCGGGCAGCGCGGCGCAGCCAGCGGACATCTGCCAGGTGAGCCGTATAGTGAAAGGTAGGGATATCGGAAGGTTTAACTTCGACTTTGCGTTTGCGGCGCGCCGGCACGCGGAATATGCCGCGATCCATCACCTTAGCGAGCAGACTGTGCATGCGAAGCCCTCCATTCCTGAGCCCATGCAATCCGACTGCTGGACTTCTCGCTGAACTTCACATTGTGCTCGGTGCCGAACCAGTAAATCGCCTCGATCACCTCGACCATGTAGCGCTTGCTGGATTGAGAGGTGCGAACGCCGAAGTAGACGCGGCCGCCGTTGATGCCCGGGGCGGATTTCTGCTCACGCTCCGGGTTTTGCATCTGGCTGACCAGTACGGTGATGAGGTCTTTCCACTCCGCCGGCTCCAGCTTTTCTCCGTGCCAGATCACCTGATCGCTCAGGTCTTTCAAAAGTGGCCACATGAGACGATTCTGTTTGTCGGTGCGGCTTTCTTCTCGCGCCTCGATAATCAGCGGCGATCGGTGGTCGACGGGCAGAGACTGGATGAAGTTGACGACGTTACGCTTAACATTGTCGTTGGTAAGGCAGAATTGTTGCTTCACGCTTCACCTCCGCAGAGGTCAACCGATGAATGCAGAAAATCGCCGGTGGCCTTCGCCATCGGTGACAGGGATTGCTGTAAGGTTTTGTGCGCCATGTGTCCCCACTTGGCGCCGGATAATCGTGTCAGTTGCTCAGGCTGACGAAGTAATTATCGCCCGTCACGGGGATAAAAGCAAAATGAGCATATGCGAAAAGCCCCACTGAAGCGGGTACATGGTGTTTTGCTTGAGCGCGCCTCTAGGTAACGCCAAGATGCCAATAAAATGGCAAGGTTTATCACCATACATATGCAAGAAAAACCAGATAACCTATGCAGGAAATAGATAAAACATGCCATATGCATCTAAATCTACTTGCGAAGCATAGTTCCAGAGGTAACTTCCCCCAAAAGTTAGGAGCACTTACGGTTGATACGGCCTAAATCTTATGATTCCACGGGCAACGCCCGGTCTTCCTGGCTCAAACTTGCATTTCCGGATTGCTGATCTAGTTTCTCTAAAAAAGATCTCAGTACCGGTTGTATCAACAGAAGTAACTTCTCCTTTTTCATTTACTTCGGCAGAGTATGTTACAGTGCCGCTAATCTTATTAGCCATAGCAGAAACTGGATAATAAGGGGAAGGGCAACTTATACGCACAGGCACTATTTCTTCTTTATGTTCTACAGCAAGTGCCAAGTTTGATATAAGAACAGCACAAACCAGAAGCAATGTTTTTTTCATGAACGATACCAATTGTTGTTTTCCTTGCGTCCAAAGTTCATTAATGCGCATTTTACATGTAAAGCCGGAGGGAGAGGCTCCACTTCGACACAAGCCCCCTCTGGTGTGGAGGGGATTATATATCACTGCGGCGGTTTTTCTGTGACCTTGTTGTGAATCTCCCAGAGGCTGATTACGCAGCTCGCGTAGAAGTTAGCAAGGTAGTCCAGCCCAGACCACTCGCGGTTGTCGCGCAAGCAACCTCTACGCAAACCGTAATGCCCTCTTAACACTACAACCAAATCATGCCTCAGGACCGTGATACCCGTAGTTCCAGTACAAGCTTGGCGGTGGCAGTTATTCCCGCCCTTATTACAGCAGGACGCCATTGCGATGACTTCATGCTGTAAACTCTGCGACACCCAGCCAAGGAAGGCACTGTCCATCCCCCCCGTTTCGCCAGGTTCGCCTGACATTTTTTGATGACTGCCGTTTACCATAAAGGTATTATTTGTTGAATTTCACAACAATACTGGAATGAAAAATGCTCGACTTCATTAGAGATCTCTATGCATCATTTAAACAAACATCATTAGAAAGGGTTAAAAGCCCTGTACTTGGAGCTTTTGTTTTTTGTTGGCTTGGCTTCAACTGGGAAATTTTAGCTATTTTATTTCTCAGCAAACAACCAATAGAATCGCGTTTATTATATATATCTCAAAACTTTGATCTATTACTTAACCTGATGGGAGCCATATCCATCACAACTCTTATATGCTATTTCCTTCCAAGGATAAATAAATTTGTCACTAAAATCCAAGATGAACCAAATAGCGAAACTGTAATTTTAACTCTTACCTCAAAAATTAAAATAGCCGAGCAGCAACAAAAAATTGCAGAAATAGACGCAAGAAAAAAATTAGCTGAAAAAAAAGAGGATATATATATTAATAATAATATATACCAAATTAAAAACGATAACTTAAAGCTAAAAAGTGAGATAGACAGTATGAAAGAAGAAATATCATCATTAAACGCATCACTCAACCAAAGTTATGTAGCAGAGAACCGTTACAAAGAAATGCTAGAAAAAGCACAATCAACCATCACCGAATTAAAAGAATCGAATTCTGAGTTTCTTAACTCACAAAAAATCCTACAAGATCAACTTTCACAAGCTAGAGTTAACGAAGAAAGTATGCATAACGCCTCTTACAAGCGTGACGAGCAGATGATGGGATACACTATTGAAATAGAAAATAGAAAAGATGAAATCAGGAATTTAAAGCTCACAATAAACAAGCAAGAGGAAAAATATAAATTATTCGCAAAAACATACCCACTATATTTTACAATAACAAACATTGATGACATTTGCTCATTAGATATCACGCCCAATTTAATAGAGGATTACAACGCAAGAAACAAAAATGCATTAATTTAAATAGCCCACGGGTCCTACTCGCTGATCACGTTAGTATGCTTGCCGCTAGCAGCAGGGAAATCTGAGCGCTTCGTCATTGGGTATGCGCATGTTAGAAGCAGCGCATCGCCGCACTTGCTGCAGCGCCGTTTGCTGATGGCGTTAATCCGGCCGCGCACCCGGGCATCATCCTGGCGGATAAGCAACGCGATGTACTCGGAAATTTCGTAGGGATCGCGCCCAGGGCGCCGGGCGGCGCAGTTCCGCGCCAGCATTTCCTGCTCCTGTTCATCCAGCACCAGTTCAATTTTACGCTCACCGGCGGCGGACTGCCGCGCGCGCTGCGCGGCTTTGCGTTCTGCGGGGGATTTAGGCATCAACTTACCTCCCGCTCAATGTCAGGAAGCACTGCTTTAACGGCTTCGCGGACCTCTTTCATTGAACGATCAAACCAGTTTACCGAGGTTGTATAACCGTCGAACTTCGCGCCTTTGGCATTAATTTTTGCTACCGTAATATCTCTGGCCGCATTAATCATCGCTACGGCTACAGCTTCAGGGATTTGGTTACTCACCTTTCACCTCCCGTCTCATCTTGGTGATTGGGTTATTCCAGGAGTCGATATCCTCCTGAATCACCCTGCCGCTACCGCGGCACAGCTCGCAGGAAGAAAGAAGCCCGTAGCAGACCGGGCATTTCTCAAATGGGCCAAACTGACGCTTCCACCTCAGCAATGCTGCATGCTTGCCAATTTCCTCAATGGTGCGCATCACTTCACCTCCTGCGCCGTTCTACGCTTAGCTATTGCCAGCAAACAAGTCAGCACGAAAGCACGGTGCTGTCGCATTCCCTCTGTCATGGTTTTGACTCCTGCGGGGCGGCCGGCAGCGGCATCCAGTGGGTTACATTGCAAGTTATGACGTTATCAATTGGCTCGTCACTATTACTCCATGAAATATCCTGTAGCCATAACTGACCATTGAATACTGCATGAATCGGCTCATCCTCTACTGGGAAGCACAAGACCTTAACGCCAACTTCCGGCATCCGCTCGCTTACCGGAATCCATTTACCCGGCACGGTGGCCGGTTCACTGCCGGGTGACTGCGGGGCGGCTGCAAGCATATGGGACCAAATTAACCTGCGCGTCTGGCGCATTGCGCAATCAGGATCATCCCATGCGTGGTGCTGGCATCCTGAGTTATGCAGCATCATTGCTTCTGTCGGCTCAATCGGCACCATCACGTAACCATCCGGCACTACCGGCGCTGGCTGCGCGTGGAAGTAGAGTTGAGCGCCGACAGGAAGCGCCACGTCGATTGTCGACGTGTCATTGCCTGGGCGGTTAGATAAAACTTCGGCCACCGGCTCGCTGTCCATTGCGGCCAGCGCTATACGGGCTAGTTCCTGAGACTCTTCATATGTGGCAACTCGAAGGTTAAAGCCGCTTCGGCCTGCTGCTAATTCTTCCAGGCGCTCTCTGCTTAATTTGATGGTCATTGGTTGGCTCCTTCTGCCTGATACTTTTCGAACCAGAACACAACCGGTGCGTTAGTTGGTAGAACCAGGCCGAATGATTCCGCTGTGCGGTAGCTTCTCGATGCCCGGCGAGTCACATCAACTTGAGTTGCAATGCGATTGCGAAAATCCTCAACCGTGCTGCACATTTTGAACAGGTTGCAGGGGATGCATGCCGGAACCATGTTGCTGACCGTGTCGTTTTCTGGTCTGTCCATTGCGTAGCCATTACTGATATTCCTTCGTACTGCTTCGACGTGGTCAGCGTGCCATTTATCGCCAAGCTCACAGCCACAGTAAGCGCAGCGCCCGCCAAACTTCATGCGCAGCTCTGCGCGCTGTTTTTTGGTCAGCGCCATCACTCAGCCTCCACCTTGATGCCAGCGGCATGAGCAGCCAGGCATTTATTGAATCCGTCGTTGTTATTAGCCAGCCCAAGATTCCAGCCAGCAGTTAACCCAGCCCTATATGCACTTTCCTGCAGTTTTTCATCGGTGACGGTGCTGCATAGCATCTGTTCAAACAGATTCATGCGGCTATTTTTGACAAAATACCCAACCACTTCGCCATCTTCAGTAACCGCTTCGTTGCTGATTTCAGCGAACAACTCTTTCCTGCTAATCATCAGAAACCTCCACACCAGCTGCGCGAATAGCGGCAATTACGTCATATTTTTCGTAGCACTCAGTTACTCCGGCCCAAAGGCGGGTCGCTGGCAGCTTCACGGTGCGGGACTCCAGCTCGGCGATGCGCTTCTCTGCCGCATCCAAGTCTTCCCCTAATTTCTGCGCCATCTGGAACCAGTTAGCACGCTGCTCTTCCTTACGCTCCAGCGCCTCTACCAGCGAGACGGCTTCACCCTCTTTCAGCACCACAGTGTCAAAGTTTTCGAGCTGCTTTTTGATTTTGGCAATCAACGCCAGTTCGGTGATATCAGTCATGCTGCTCGCTCCATTTCTACCAGCCCGACACGAACCGCATTCAGGATACGATCGAGGTATTGATATTTCGGATTGGGTACAGAGGGCCATCCGGCATACCAGGGGTCGTCGCCAAACAATTTCAAAAGTTTGTCCCCAACGATAAAATCACAGCAGTTCGCCTTCACATCCTCCGCATTTTCGGCCTCTGTCCACATTTCACGGGCATCACTCTTATCAATTTCATGTTCGCGGCGAAGCTTGATGATTTGCGATTTAACGAATTCAAGGTTGGCGTCGTTATCATCGTCAACCGAGCTTTCAAGCCGGGGAGCTAAACACCCGATCAGGTAGTCATTGCTGACACGCTTAATGAACGCCTGAATAGTGTCACCGCCCATCGCAAACCATGCGCCAGTCCATGCTTGGCCGTAGCAGGTGACAGTAATTCTTCCCTTCCCTGGCTCATAGTTTTCAATCATCACCCGCACAGGGTCTAAACGTTCAGCGCCGGTAATGGTGAAAGACAGAACATCCATTTTTTCGATAGTGATGCTCATTTGTCGCCCCCCTCGCGCAGTTGCTTGGCAAAAAGCTCAGCGCTTTCGGCTACCTTCAGCAAGGATGAGTGTCCTTCTTTACAGGCCCATTCATCTGTAATGGCGCGCTGGTAAGCCGCAAACTCCTCCACCCCATCAGCCTTAATCCCGGCTACGATGCGATCGGTGGCGGGGATATCTTTCAGCGCATAACAAACATCGTCAGTGCTGCACGGATCATCCTTTCCGCAAACCTCGCAGAAGTGAACCGAATGACTATGGTCTGTAATGGCGTTCTTCAGCGCCACATTCTCCGCCGCCAGCTGCTTAAACTCTTTCGCCAGCTTCAGGAACTTCTGCTCTCTGATCGACAGCTCGCCTGCGCTTTCCATGGAGGAGATGAGCTCGTTTACCGTCTGTAATGTGATAGTCATTTTCTTACTCCCGCCAGGCACTGGTTAAACAGGTTGGTCATTGGGTTTACTCCGCCAGGACGCTGGCGATACTGAACAGACGGATCGCTTTCGGTTACGGCTGTCGTGTCGATCAGTGTGTACCGGTAGCTCCTGCACTCACCCGCACGCTGTACCTGGCCGTCACGGTGCATCTGCCACAGGGAGGAATTGACCACTGAAGAGTCAAGACCGGTACCGCGGCGGATATCCTGAAAGCTGCAGCCAGGATGCTGGCCGATGAAGTTAATAACGGCTTGTTTGCCAGAGTTCTTTTTCATGACCGCCCTCTCCCCAGTCCAAATTTCGCCCGAATTTCTGCGATTTTGTTTAACCCCTGCTCCTGACTTAATGGCCGACCACCAAGTTTTGGAATCTGCTTAACCGGCTCTGGAATCGCTTCTCCTGCGTTTAAACGACGCACCATACGCATCAGCTCATCCTGAGCCTTGCGGCGCAGCTCAGCGTCACTGAGGCCGTTTGCGCGCATATCTGCGTACAGGCCAGTAACCATCCAGTAGCAGGCCTTGTGCTTCAGCGTTACCGGCGTGACGTTGTACTCTGGCCACGGATAGGACTCAGCATCCGGGTATTGCCCGCGGGTCCGGCAGTACTGGTAAACCATATCGACCAGCTCCACTGCATCCGGCAGCCCGGCAGATACTGCTGATTCCGATTTGCACCAGGCGACAAACTGACCCGGCGATGGCATGAATGGGCGATCCTGTTTGCGGGCAACGCGCATTCCGGCGTTGATTTGCTCCATGGAGACAATCCCGTTCTCCTTGAACGCCAGGAGCCACTGCCGGCGCATCTCGTTCATCTCCTCGGGTGTTTTGCTGGCCAGCGCCGGGAACACAGCGAGCAACTGGCGGAACAGTTCGTTGAAAATCTCCGCAGTCTTTGCCGCCTGGCGCTTTACTGCCTGCTCGTCCTGCATTTCAGGAAGCCCGGCAGCCACGCGCTGGAAGTTTTCCCGGTCGAAGTTGTGCATGCTTTCAGCGATTGATTTCATTCGAGCACCCCGTAAATCCAGTCAGTGTTGTTCAGATCGACTTTTGGCTTAACGGCAACCTGAACCCCTGGCGCGCTGCGCTGCATGGTCAGCTTGTCCCACTGCTTGCGCAGCGCATCAGGGCTCAGGATGTTGCGATGCCAGAACGAGTCTTTGCTGGCCCAGTCGTACATGGCGCAGATATCCTGGTGGCTGCGGTTGTCGATCTGACGCATCAGTCGAACCGTGTTTGACCAGGCGGTAATGTCAGGGGCTTTGCAGGTTGGGTTGATCATCCTGACCCTGGAGAAAATCCACTCGGCAACCCGAAGGTCTTCAGCGGTTCCCCACTTGCTTCCGCTGGGCGTGTAAACCGCAGCATCAGGATGAGCAGACAAAAATTTCTTCAGGCGGGCGTCAGAGGATTCGCCAGAATTCTCGGACGAAGATCTTTTAATGTTTTTATTCTTGTTATTACCTTCTTGTTCATGTTGTGCGGTTGTTTGTGCGGCTTCATGTGCGCCATCATGTGCGGGCACCACCTTCAAACCCGCGCCATTGCTGGGCTCGCCATGTGCGCAAGTATGTGCGGCTTCATGTGCGGCTTCATGTGCGGGTAAATTGTCTGTTTTTTGAGCATATTCTGCAAAATTTGTGATGGTGATCACTCTACCTTTTTGCTTCTCACCTTCGATAGAAATCATCCCTTCGCGCACAAAAACAGCCAGCATTCTCTCCACTGAATCGCGACTAGTAGGATTCCCTTTCCGGTCGCAAAGCTGCAGCCCTAAATCGGCCGCTGTGACCACCAGTTGTCCGGGCAGCAGTGACCACTCATGACCTTTGAAAGTCGCTTTGAATGGCTGACGAGCAGCATTAAGCAGCAGGTTTTCCCAAAGGGTTCTGAGGTACACATCTTTTGCCCAGGACTGCTTGAGAACGCTCCGGTACAACGGGATGTAGCCAGATTTCTGGTTTTCCATCCGGTTGCTCCTGAATTGCCCCGGCGCGGCGCCGGGAAACTTGAGTATTTCTGCGGTGTTCATGCTTCACTCTCCCAGCCGGCCTCTTTCAGGAATTCGCGATAGTTTTCCAGGATGGCGCGCGCATCAGCTGGCAGTTCAATGTCAGCCTGATCAGCGACTATCTGGAGAAACTGGCGCGCCTTTGCTGCGCTAAACTGCGGCAGCGCCGCGCTGCGGGTTAATTTCGATTTTCCTGACGCTCTGGCCTTATCCATCTGGCGAACAGCTACAGAGGCCGCCTGTGGGCCGTGCTCGCGGGATAAAGCAACAGCGGTTGTCGGGGATACTTCGCCGGCACGAACCATGCTGATCAGCTCTTCTCCGCAGGTCAGCAAATGCAGGTGATAGTCGACGTCGGATAGAGAACGCTTAACCTTCTTCGCGATCTCGTCCGGTTCCCACCCCTGGTTTCTCAAACGCTGATATGCAGCTGCGCGTTCCAGAGCTGTGAGAGGCTTGCCCTGGTTCCGGGTAACCATGAAGGCGATCCGGTCAGCTTCGTTCCCGACGAAGTCTTTACACTCAAGGCGGATGATGTCAGCACCTGCTTTCGTCGCTTCAATGGCGCCGTAATAGCGGTGGTGACCGTCGATAACCTTCACGCCCTTCTCGGTAACCTGGACGTCCAGCGGCGGCACCGACTCGCCGGCGATAAACGCATCGCGGAATTCAGCGACGTGATCCTGGTCGATTTCGCGGATATTCAGGCCGGGCTCGACGTACAGCTCTTTCAGGGGAACGATAAACGTCCTGTTAACCTTGATGCCGGTTCCGTTTTTATCTTTTTGGTTGTAATGCTGGTAAAGTGAACTCATAATTACTCCTGTGAATTGATCCAGTTAATTCGCGTAGAAAGCCGTTAGTGTTACAGCACTGCGGCTTTCGCCCTTCTGTTCCCACTCATGCTTCAAAGTCACCTTTCTCTCCCGGCCTGTTAGAAATCAGGATGGCCAGCAGTAGCGACATGTTCGGCAGCAGGCTTTCCCGCCAGCGACTCACCGTCGACTTATTCACTCCGGCCACTTTGGCGATAGTTGTGGTCCCCAGTTCAGCTATCTGGCTGTGTAACCAGCTTTCTATCCTGCGAGCCTCCACTTTGTTGCGTGTCGTTGAACTCTCCATTTGTGATACTTCCTCTGGTGTTGTTTGGAATGGCCGCCAGTCAGGCGGCTTTAGGCTTGCTGACTTCCCGGATCTGCGCAGCAGTAAACTGGCCGCCAGAAGCGAGAGCGATTTTTTCTGCGTAATTTGTCTCGTCGGTGTAGTCCGTTCTCGGCAGGCTTCCGTTGGCAATCCACTTGTAAATTGCGCGCGGAGAGCAACCACAGGCTTTAGCTACAACAGGAACGCGAATCTTTTTGATGATTTCGCCAAGACTGTTAGGTGCCATGTTTAACCCTCAATAATGAACTGTAAGTACATATTAAGTCGGAACTGATAGTTCACGCAAGTGATATTATGATTGAACAAATGGTTCACGAAGAAAGAGCGCGAAAAGAATTTTCTCTAAGGCTAGCGCTGGCCTGCGATAAAGCTGGATTGATGCCACACGGTCGCCAGGCTGAGATCGCCAAGAGAATGAAGTTGACACCGAAGGCCGTAAGCAAATGGTTTAACGGGGAGTCAATACCAAGACGGGGAACGCTCCAGGCGTTAGCGTCTCACATAGGCACGTCTGCATCCTACCTGCTTGGCGACGCTGACGATGATGGTATTGAACCAGGATCGGCAACCAATCGAAAAGACATCTTTAGGATTGACCTCTTGGATATCGCCGTCAGCGCTGGTCCAGGGGTGATAAACCAGGAGTTCGTTGAGATTCTCCGCTCAGTTGAATATGCGACAGCTGAAGCAAACCATATGTTCGATGGGCGCAAAGCTGAGAACATCAGGATTATCAACGTGCGCGGCGATAGCATGTCTGGCACGATTGAGCCTGGTGATCTGCTTTTCGTGGATATCAGCGTTAAGAGCTTTGACGGCGACGGGATTTACGCATTCCTGTACGACGACACTGCACATGTTAAGCGCCTGCAGAAGATGAAGGACAAGCTGTTGGTTATCTCTGACAACAAGAGCTATGCCCCTTGGGAACCGATCGAGAAAGATGAGATGAATCGGGTGTTCGTGTTCGGCAAGGTGATCGGCAGCATGCCGCAGACGTACAGGAAGCATGGGTAGCCACTTACGTTCGTTTTATCCTTGATAAAATGAATTACAACATATTAAAAAATATTGAATTTTGGAGAAAAACAATTGACTGAACGAAACCCGTCACTTACCCCTCAGCACATGACTGCGACCTCAACCATTTTGACTCCCGGAAAGGATGAGGTTGTAATTACGTTTTACTCTCATGAATTTACTTATCTTTTACCAGAAAACGTTCAACCGCAAACTGGCATTCAGGTTAAAGTAGATCTGAGGCCTGAGATTGGTATTTCACTTACAACAGACCAAGCAATTGCGCTTACGAAAGCTCTTAAAACCAATTTGGAAGCGAATGGACTTTGGAAACAGTAAATCCTGGTTCGGATAATACAACTGTTACGCCTTCAAGTGGTAAGGCGGGATTTGTTATGCCGGGAATTATGGTTAGCGCAGCATTAGCCGCGTCGATGGTGCCTTCCTATGGAAGCGTACCCCAGTACCAAATTGCTTTTGAAGATGCTAGCCTTACCAGTAGACCATATGACAAATTTACCAGTCTGCCGCTGGATAAAGAGACCGAATCACATGGAAGCAGTGTAAACTTGGAGGCCGATGTGAGCTCAGCAAGCAGAGAGGAGATCGACGCAAAACTGGCCTTGACAAAGGCTGAGATTGAACTATCTCAGGCTCATAACTTTTCGTCAATTGAAAAGCTATTGATTGAAGTTAAAGGAGAAATAGCGTCTTTACGGGGAGAGTTGTCTGGTAATAAAGATGCTGTCTCTGGGCAAATAGACGGGCTAAAAACATCTATTTCAACGATGCAATGGATGGTGGGGACTGTTCTTGCCATGATGGGTATTGCTGTAGCTATTTTAGCCATTCCCGGAATCGATAAACTCCTGTGATCACCCAACCCGGCCACCGCGCCGGGTTTTTATTGTCCTATTCTTCCCTCAGCAGCATCAGCACGGCTAGCACCAACTTAATTACTTTGCGCCCACCAAACTAAACATTACGCAAAAATAAATATACTTTAAGTTCATTAACTTACCTGGATATGAACTATCCACAAATCAAAAATGTACTTTTGGTACTTTACAATGATGAACCATTAGTACATTATCATCTCATCCAAACAACAACGTTGGCGCCGGAAATAGGTAACAACGCTCCGTTAGCCGCGATAAGGCAAAGGTGAAGAGATGATCCGCGAAGAAGATAAAACTGAGTGGTTTAAGTTTCTGGCACACGCATTCGCCATCGTCGTATGCGTACTGGTAGCAAGCGCGTTCTGCCTGATGTCTGGTGGTTCATCATGAGCAGAAACGGCATTCGTTCACTGATTTACTGCCTGCTGATCTGCGGCGTTATCTGGACAGCGTTGATTATCAAAATTCTGCACGTTACGGGGGTGTTCAATGGTTAGCCATCATTACGGGACACAGACCGTTAACCGCGGCGCCGTTCTTCCTGGGATGCTCGTTAAGCATCGGGAAAGCACCTGGACAGCATCAGCAAATAAACGCGGACGCCTTTACCTGCATCGCGGGATTGAGCGGACTTACACAACCGACTTGCTGGTTGAAGTTTATCTGAACGGGTTGGGGCAAGGTCTCAGCCGGTAATCGAACCGAAGAATTTAACTGAGCTATCAGGCAGCCAATACGGTGCCGGGATTCTTACAACCTTTTTTGAGGCTCTTATGAATATCAAATGTGAATGCACAGACATGCGCACATCTGTAGGCCCGCATAACACGTTAACCGTCGAGCTGGAAGACGTGGTGTTGTCGGGGACGGTTAACAGTCGTGAAGTCCTCATGCAACTGGATTGGGACGCGGTGATCGAATGTCTGGCGGAGCATGGCTACGTCATTACTCCCCGGGAGAAAGCAGCATGAGCGCGGCTGAAAAATGGGATGACGACGAATTCATTCAGCTGATGAGCGATGCGATCGGCGAGCGTGATTTCGACGATGAAGAACCAGTAAACCTTTCTGCGGAACGGCAGAACCCGGTGATCAGCTGGGATGAATTCGCGGGGAATTTTTAATGACGGATAAAAAAGTATACGCCGCTATCAGCGCTGTGGCCGGAGAACTGGCAGAGAAAGGAATCAGCAAGGCCAGAAAACAGGGCAGCCAGGTCAACTACGCATTCCGTGGGATCGATGACGTTTACAACGCTCTGGCCCCCGCCCTGGTGAAACACAGGTTGCTGATCCTCCCGCGGTGTACTGAGCGGTCATGCTGTGAACGAACCAGTAAAAATGGTGGCGCACTGTTTTATGTAACCGTCCGGGCTGAGTTCGATTTTGTCAGCACGGAGGACGGCAGCACTCATACCGTCGTCACCTACGGCGAGGCGATGGACAGCGGCGATAAAGCAACGAACAAGGCCATGTCGATTGCGTACAAATATGCAGCTTTTCAGGCCTTCTGCATCCCTACAGAAGAGACGACTGTGGACCCTGACTATGAGGCTCACCAGGTAAGGCCAGCAGACGCAGATCAGATTCTCGCTGATTTCACTACTTACGCAGGCTCAGAGAACGATCCGAAGGCCCTCCAGGATAACTACGGAAAAGCATGGAACAGCCTTCATGGCTTCCCTGAACATCAGACGAAGTGCAGGGACGTTACCGGCATCCGCCTGAGAGAACTGAAACAAGCCGCAAGTGGTGGCAGCCATGAAAGTAACAGCTGAGTCAATCCTGTCCATCCTGCGCAAGGACGCGCGGAACAACATTACGGTATTTCATCGCTGGCAGACAGTGCCGGGAGAAGGTGCGCATACCGTTGGGATAACCCTGAACTTTCATGAGCCCTATTACGCCGGATGGGCCCCTGCGCTGGAAATGAAAGAGGTATTCATCTCAGTACCAGAGCTTGAGGTCGTTAAGCCTTTCCTGACTGTAGAACGCTGGGGGGACTTAACACTTGGCGGGGAAATTTACCGGTTACCACGGGAGGCCCAATGAATAAGCAGAGCATCACACCAGAGAAATTCCGCGCCGTCGCCGGAACCATGCCTGCCTGTCGCGCAGCGGATGCGCTGGGGATTAGCCAGGCGAACTTCTACCGCCTGGCACAAAGCTATTCCATCAGCACAGCGTTTGTCTACAAGCCCTGGAAGCCAGAAGAGAAGCAGATCGTCGCTGAACTGCGCGCTGCCGGTGAGTCGCATAAAAGCATCGCCATGAAGATGGGCCGCAGCGTTGCGTCGGTATCCAAGACTTTAAGCCGCATGAGAAAGGCAGACACGAAAAGAGGTGCGCAATGAACCGCTACTCACTTATCTATGCTGACCCGGCCTGGTCTTACGGGAACACGATCAGCAACGGCGCCGCCGTCGATCACTACCCCACCATGAGCTTACTCGATATGAAGCGGCTCCCGGTGTGGGAGCTCGCCGCGGATAACGCTGTATTGGCGATGTGGTACACCGGCACCCACAACCAGGAGGCGATCGAACTGGCCGAGGCCTGGGGTTTTACGGTGCGCACTATGAAGGGCTTCACCTGGGTGAAGTTGAATCAGCTGGCCGAGTTACGCATTACCAAGGCGCTGGCAGAGGGCGATGTGACCGATTTTTACGACTTCCTCGACCTGCTGAATGCCGAGACACGCATGAACGGTGGCAACCATACCCGTGCCAATACAGAAGACGTGCTGATCGCCACCCGCGGCGCCGGGCTGGAACGCCAGCATGCTGGCATTAAGCAGGTGGTCTACAGCCCACTCGGCGCGCACAGCGAGAAACCGTGGGAAGTTCGCCACCGCCTGGAGATGCTCTACGGCGACGTGCCGCGGATTGAGCTTTTCAGTCGCAGCACGGCACCAGGCTGGAGCCACTGGGGCAACCAGTGCGCCGCCGCTTCCGTTGAGTTGATACCCGGCTGCGCCATCGACGTTGTGAAGACGGAGGCAGCATGAGCGCGGCAGCTTACTACAACGAGATCGACCCATTCGCGGCGCAGTGGCTGCGTAACCTCATAGCCGCCGGGCATATTGCCCCTGGCGAAGTTGATGAACGGAGTATTGAAGATGTCACACCTGACGACCTCAGAGGATTTACCCAGTGCCACTTTTTCGCCGGGATCGGCGTCTGGTCCCATTCCCTCCGCCTCGCCGGATGGCCTGACGATCGCCCGGTATGGACTGGTTCCTGCCCGTGCCAGCCTTTCAGCCCGGCAGGCAAAGGAGATGGATTTGCTGACGAGCGGCACCTTTGGCCCCAGTTCTTCCACCTCATCAGCGAGCGCAGACCTCAGCATGTCTTTGGTGAACAGGTTGCAGCAGGTAACGCAAACGTATGGTTCGACCTTGTACAAGCTGACCTGGAAGGAATGGGATACGCCTTCGGGCTTGTGCCGTTTACGTCAGCGGGCATCGGCGCGCCGCACATCAGAGAGCGGGCCTACTGGGTGGCCAACGCCGGTAGTGGGAGATATGACAGGCGGACCGCGGCCGCCGGACAAGAAACGCGGGCCGGCGCCGGGATTGCAATCGGCGTCGGCATTGGCGGGTTGGGTAACGCCAACGTCGCGCGACTGGAAAGACTCGGCGGGAATGACTGCGCAGCGGGACGGGAAGGAGCGACTGGACCAGCTGCCGCGCCAGGCGTTCATGACGGGATGGCCAACACCGACAACGAGCAACACTCGATCGCCATCAGTGGATGCGGCCATGAACATGTATCGACAGGACGGGAGCAAGACCCAGCAGCGTCTGCAGGACTTCGCGGGGATTACCGGCCCCTTGAGGTTAACGGTTTTTGGCGAGATGCGGACTGGCTCTTATGTCGAGATGGCAAATGGCGTCCAGTTGAACCCGGCACATTCCCGCTGGTTGATGGGGCTGCCGCACGCCTGGGACGAGTCGAGCCCGGGGTGGCAAGAGTGGCAAGCAGCAACCGCGTCGGCCGCCTGAAAGGGTACGGTAACGCTATAAACGCCCAGGCAGCTGCGGCTTTCATTCGCGCTTATATGGGGGTCGCATGACGCCAGAAGAACAGGAAAACGTCCTCCGCGCCCAGGCTCGTCGCTGCGCAGAAGAGATAACCGAAGCGATGAGCGTAAAACCTAAACCGAAGTGGAACGCTGTATGCCCCCCCATCCTTCGCAAGCACTACGAGAAGGTCCGGCCGATGGGTGTCAGCCTGGTGAAATTTGTCAGTGTTATTGGCCGCATGAACGGGCGGTATGGAGTGGAGTCATGAAGCTGAAAATGTATACCCCATCCGGGTCTGTGATCGTCGAAACCAATGACGTCGCGCAGTTTTACCCCGACGTTGAAAGCGGCGGAGAGCTGACCACAATCGAACTGGTTTCGCCAACAGGCGACCATGGGAAGGTGGCAGTAAAACATAGCTTCCACCAGGTGACTAGCGCTCTCGCCACGGCCTGGAAAATGGATGAAGACAAGGCAGGTGCTGCATGAAATTATCCAAATTCACAGAGTTGGTAGCCCGCATCTGGTCAAACCCAACTATGCAGCGTCGCGACCCGGAGATTACCATCGTCGTCCACTCACCTGGCAGCATCGGGCCGTCGCCATCCGTCGAGGTCGAGGCTATTCACGCAGGCTTCGACTGGGATGCGGGACAGGTGATGATCTACCCGGCTCAACCTCTGACGGTGCTAACTCCTGAGCAGGTAGCGGAAATCAGCGAGAGCGTTCGAAAAGGCCAGAGCTGGCACGCATACGAGGCTTACAAGAAGCACAAATCGCAGCTGGAAAACGCTGCGCTTGAGCATGCGAAAGTCGCCGGGCAGCGCGACGAGCTGCTGGCAGCACTCGAAGAAATGACCGATATCGTTAGCAAACATACCTACCCACAACCAGATAAACCTAACTCTACGTGGGGTCGATTAGAGGCTGCCAAAAAAGTTATTTCCCGGACAAAAGGCGGTGAAGTATGAGCGCAGAAATCATCGATCAGGCCAACGAGCTGGCAGAGCGCCGGCTGGAAATGACCATCCAGAACATGCGCATCAACCACAACGCAGTTTCAGCTACTCACTGCCGCGACTGCGGGGAAGAGATACCCGAGCGGCGCCGGGAACTGGTGGCGGGCTGTCAGCGCTGCGCTGACTGTCAGGAAGAGTTTGAAGAACGTGGTAAGCATCGGAGGTGATATGGACGATATTTTGCTGACATCTGACCTGACCAGTCGATACAAAATTTCGCGCAAAACCCTGTGGTCATGGCAAAGCGAAGAAACCATGCCACGGGGTTTTGCTCGCCCCTTCCCTGCGCCTGACTTCCCCGGGAATCCTAACCGCTGGAAAGCAGAGTCGATAAAGGAGTGGGAAGAGACAAAGCAGCACTAA